TAAGGCCTTTGTCCATGTTGACACTCGTGGTACTACTCCTGTGATGTGGATCTACTGATGTACTATACAAAACACGTAGCGATAACAAACACTAACGAAACTTCTGTATTTACTATCCCTAATGGATACGTGGTGTACATCAATTACATCTATGTGGCTAATCACGGTGGTAGTACAAATAGTATAGACCTTTGGTGGGAAACAGGCGGTGTAGACCAGATGTACTTCTTTGACGGCACGTCTATAGGCGGCGGTAACAAAGAAATACTAGGTGGTCAATCAGAAGCTCCTATTTTTGTTTTGCATAATGGAGATACAGTTAAAGCTCAAGCTTCTTCATCAGGTGATATTGAAATAGCTTTTACATTTAAACTTATAGATCAACCACAGTCCTTTGTAAACTTCAATGGATCTTAATATAGAACTACTGCCTTGGCAGCAAGACGTTTGGGCAGACGACACACGGTTTAAAATAGTAGCAGCCGGTAGACGGACAGGCAAGTCTAGACTAGCTGCTTGGATGTTAATAGTAAACGCACTACAGGCAGACAGAGGCCATGTATTTTACGTCGCACCTACTCAGGGACAAGCCAGAGACATTATGTGGCAAACGCTCATGGAACTGGGACACCCTGTTATTGCTGGTAGTCATATTAATAATCTGCAAATTAAGTTGGTCAACGGAGCAACCATTAGCCTCAAAGGCGCTGATAGACCAGAGACAATGCGAGGTGTTAGCCTTAAGTTTTTGGTAATGGACGAATACGCCGACATGAAGCCAGAGGTATTTGAGCAGATCCTGAGACCTGCACTGGCTGACCAAAAAGGCTGTGCGATGTTCATTGGGACACCAATGGGTCGCAACCACTTTTATGAATTGTACAAATATGCGGAGTTAGATGATGACCCTACGTACAAAGCTTGGCACTTTACGTCTTACGATAACCCTATCTTGGACCCGGACGAAATCAATATTGCTAAAAGGTCTATGTCTTCTTATGCGTTCCGTCAAGAGTTTATGGCGTCGTTTGAAGCTCGTGGGTCAGAAATGTTTAAGGAAGACTGGGTTAAGTTCAGCGAAGACGAACCAGAAGTAGGGGATTACTACATTGCAGTTGACTTGGCTGGTTTTGAAGAAGTCAACAAGAAACGAACAAAGAATAGCAAACTCGATGAAACAGCCATTGCTGTCGTCAAAGTTAGTGAGCATGGTTGGTTTGTTGATAATATTATCTACGGACGCTGGAGCCTTAACGAAACGGCAACCAAAATATTTCAGGCCGTTAGAGACTATCGTCCCGTATCAGTTGGTATCGAAAGAGGTATTGCTAAACAAGCTGTAATGTCTCCTCTTACGGACCTACAAAAGAAGTACGGTACGTTCTTTAGAGTAGAAGAGTTAACACACGGTAACAGAAAGAAAACTGACAGGGTTATGTGGGCGTTACAGGGCAGGTTTGAAAACGGCTACATTACATTAAACAAAGGGGAGTGGAATAGTAGATTCTTAGATCAACTGTTTCAATTCCCTGATCCATTAACCCATGACGACTTGATTGACGCCTTGGCGTACATCGACCAGTTAGCTAATGTGGCTTACGACTACGATTATGAAATCGAAAACCACGAAATCTTAGACGTAGTAGCGGGATACTAATATGACTGATTTATATGAACAAGACCCACTGATGATTGAAGAAACGATTGAAGACTGGGTCATAACTAAGTGCGAGGACTGGAGAGATTACTACGAAAGCAATTATGAAGCAAGATTTGAAGAATATTATAGACTCTGGCGTGGTATATGGGATCCTGCTGACAGTGACCGTAAGTCTGAGCGCTCCCGTATTATTTCTCCTGCATTACAACAGGCTGTTGAGTCCAATGTAGCGGAACTAGAGGAAGCGACGTTTGGTCGTGGAAAGTGGTTTGACGTTAGTGATAACTTTGGTGACACGGACAAACAGGACGTACAGTTCCTGCGTAAAAAACTTACAGAAGATTTTGAAGATTGTATGGTACGCAAGGCTGTAGCGGAGTGCTTGATTAACTCTGCAGTTTTTGGTACCGGTGTTGGTGAGATTGTTATTGAAGAAATGAAGGAGATGGCTCCTGCAACCCAACCAATTATGGACGGTGATTTACAAGCCATCGGTGTAAATATTACTGAACGTGTTAAAGTAAAGCTTAAGCCTGTACTACCTCAGAACTTCTTAATTGATCCTGTAGCTACGTCTGTAGAAGACGCTATGGGCGTGGCTGTTGATGAGTTTGTTAGTCTACATCAAGTAGAAATTTTACAGGAGCAGGGTGTTTACCGCGACGTGTACGTAGGTTCTGCTGCACCAGATACGGACCTTGAGCCTGACCAAGACATTACAATCTACAACGACGACAAGGTTAGACTAACTAAGTACTATGGTTTAGTGCCACGAGAGCTTCTAAATTCCGCTATGCAGGACGAAGACGAAGAAGAGGTACTAGAGCAAAAGTCTGAATCAAAGTACGTAGAGGCCGTTATAGTAATCGCTAACGGCGGTATACTACTTAAGGCTGAAGCTAACCCCTACATGATGCAGGACCGACCTATAGTAGCATTCCCTTGGGATGTAGTACCCGGAAGGTTCTGGGGCCGTGGTGTATGTGAAAAAGGCTACAACAGTCAGAAAGCACTCGACACCGAACTACGTGCTCGTATTGATGCGTTAAGCCTTACGATACACCCAATGCTTGCTATTGACGCTACACGCTTACCACGAGGTGCTAAACCAGAGGTACGCCCCGGTAAAATGATACTGACTAACGGAGACCCTCGTGAAGTACTACAGCCTTTTAACTTTGGTCAAGTGGGTCAAATTACTTTTGCTCAGGCCGGAGCCTTGCAGCAGATGGTACAGCAAGCTACAGGAGCCGTTGACTCAGCAGGAATTGCAGGTCAAGTTAATGGCGAAAGTACTGCCGCTGGTATTAGTATGTCTCTTGGCGCTATTATTAAACGCCATAAACGCACACTGATTAACTTCCAGCAGTCTTTCCTAATCCCGTTTGTTAAAAAAGCAGCCTATAGGTACATGCAGTTTGACCCAGAAAACTACCCTGTGTCTGACTACAAGTTTAACGCCAGCAGTACTTTAGGCATTATTGCAAGAGAATACGAAGTAACTCAGCTTGTACAACTGTTACAAACTATGGGCAAGGAGTCGCCGCTGTACAACACATTGATACAGTCTGTTGTTGACAACATGAACCTGTCTAACCGTGAAGAACTAGTAGCAGCGTTGGCTCAAGCTTCACAACCTAACCCTGAAGCACAGCAAATGCAACAACAAGTACAACAACTACAGATGCAGTTCCAGCAGTCACAGACTCAGGCGCTATCTGCACAGGCTCAAGAGTCACAAGCGCGAGCTGCTAAGTTGTCAGCAGAAGCTCAGGCTGTACCACAGGAGCTTGAAATAGATAAAATTAACGCCGTTACCCGAAACCTTCGTGAAGGTGACGCAGAAGATAAAGAGTTTGAGCGACGAATGCGCGTTGCTGATACTCTCCTTAAAGAAAAACAAATAGAAGGAAAAACTAATGTTAACCGACCACGAGTTAAAAAACCTACTCCAGAGAGTCAACCGGGAGTTCCAAGGAACATTCCAGCGCCTCGAGGACCTAGAGGACCAACTGGCCCAACTGGAAACCAAGGTGGAGGAGTTGTCTAATGCCAAGAAAACGGGGACCAGCCAAAGGAAAAGCACGGGTAAAGGTAACGTCGTCAGGAAAGAAAGTTAGCTACGGCCAAGCAGGTAAGGCTAAAGGAGGAGGCGCTCGTGTAAAACCGGGAACGTCTAAAGGAGACTCTTACTGCGCTCGATCACTAGGTATTAAAAAACGTCTACCTAAGTCTAAGCAAAACGACCCTAACACGCCTAATAACTTATCAAGAAAGCGTTGGAAGTGTTCTGGCGCTAAATCAAGAAGGAAATAGACATGCCACAAGGAAAAGGAACATACGGAAAGGTTGTAGGTCGTCCACCAGCCAAGAAAAAAAAGAGAGGTACTTGTGCCAGCAAAAAGAAAAAAGGCTAACGACGCTTGTGCAAAAAAGGTCAAAGCTAGGTATAAAGTTTGGCCTTCTGCATACGCTTCCGGTGCTGTAGCTAAATGCCGTAAAGTAGGCGCTAAGAACTGGGGTAATAAAAGTGGCCGTAAAAAAAAGTAAGAAAGGCGCCGCACTTAAAAAGTGGTTTAAGGAAGAGTGGGTAGACGTTAAGACGGGCAAGCCTTGTGGTCGAAAGTCAGCAAAGAAAGGCGAGAGCAAACGCCCTTACCCATCTTGTAGGCCTAAAGCTGTTGCAGCTAAGATGACTAAATCTGAAAAAGCTTCGTCATCTCGCCGTAAAACAGGACCAACAAGAATAGCCCACTCAGTCACAGCTTCTGGAAAACGAAGGAAAACTACAAGAAACGCTTGACATTCTTTAAAAAGTATGATATAATAAAACTATAGTTAACAACATTAGAGAAACTAATGACATCTGAGCTTGAAACTTATTTTAACAACTACAATAAACTCTTCAATAGTGAAGGTTTCAAACAACTCGTACAAGAGCTTTCTACTAACGCACAACAACTAGCAGACATACAGAGTGTAAAAGACGTAGAAGACCTTTTCTATCGTAAAGGCCAAGTAGCTGCTTTTGCAACAGTAATTAATTTACAAGGTACTATAGAAGCGGCTAAGGACCAAGCAGAAGCCGAAGAAGAGGGACCTGTAGGTGTATAAAATATACGACTTCCGTTGTACTAACGGACACGTCTTCGAAGATTTTGTAAAGAGTGGTGTTACAACCAGTAGGTGCGGTTGTGGCGCTAACGCTACAAAAATGGTATCTGCCCCGTCTTTTCACCTTGATGGTTCTACTGGGGACTTCCCCGGTAGGCACATGAAGTGGGTACGAGAACACGAAAAAGCAGGTAGAAAATGAAAATCTCCACAATGATTATAATCACGGAGTTTAATTATGTCACGAGCAACAATGATTGATTCACAGCCTGAAGAGGACAACGTGGACACCATTGAAAACGAAGCAGAAGAGACTCAACTAGAAGAAGTTGAACAACCTCAAGAACAACCTACAGTTCCAGAGAAGTACCAAGGTAAGTCAATGGAAGAAGTTGTACAGATGCACCAAGAAGCTGAAAAGCTTTTAGGTCGTCAGTCTTCTGAAGTAGGAGAGCTTCGTAAAGTAGTAGACGATTACATTAATGTTCAACAATCTACTCAAGCACCTCAACAACACGTTGAGCCTGAAGACGATATAGACTATTTTACAGACCCTCAAGGTGCTGTTAATCGTGCTATTGAGAACCATCCTAAAATTAGAGAAGCAGAGCAGTACACGACGCAGTACAAAAAACAGTCGTCATTGTCTACGCTTCAAGCTAAACACTCAGACATGCAACAGATCCTTGGTGATCCTAATTTTGCAGACTGGATTAAAGCGTCTAAGATTAGAACTCAATTGTTTGTACAAGCTGACCAACAGTATGACGCTGACGCTGCTGACGAACTCTTCTCACTCTGGAAAGAACGGAAGACAGTAGCCCATCAAACTGCCAAAGTTGAAAAACAGGCACGTAAGCAAACACTAAAAGCAGCTAGTACAGGTAATGCACGAGGCAGTGCTGAAAAGACACGTAAAAAAGTATATCGTAGGTCCGACATTATTAAACTAATGAAAAACGACCCTGATCGTTATCAAGCCTTGTCAAAAGAAATTATGGCGGCTTATGCAGAGGGTCGAGTCAGATAATCTAGGAGATTGACATGGCTACTGCTACATATACAGGCGCCGGGG